CATCATCCAATCATAAAAAGCTAGCCACATTTGTTTGTCACAATCCATCCCCAGCCTACCATCTTGAATTGCTTGAGCGACATCTTTGAGAATGATAGCCCTATCCTTTGGGGTTAGTAGGCTCCAATTTGCTTTAGTTAATTCAACAATTAACGACGGCATATATGTCAACCGCCCAAGGCAATATCGAATGGCGCAGATTGTCAAATTTCCAAATTCTTGAACTCCTGCAATAGTTGAAACTTCCGCCACATCTTGACAGGAATTAGAAATAGTATTTTTATCTGTTTTGTAAGGTAGTTTTTGTTCCATTTCGTTTAGATTCTTTTTAGGCTGAGGCTTCTGATAGATTCTACTTCTTTTGTGACGGCGTTCACTTTGACAATTCTGTATTTGCGCCTAAAAGTATTGTAGTGTTCCTCTGTTTCTTCTAGTCTTACCGGAACAAACCCCAAGGTAATGAACCAGCAATTTAAAGGCTCTGCAAATTCAAACTCTTCTAAAGTTAACTGTGACCCGCCAGCAAACGTAGTATTGAATTGAATACTTTTGAAAAATTTAGTCGCAGCAGAATAGGCTTCTTTTATTGTGATAATATTGTTACTCATCCTAAGTTACCTCTAAAACTAACCAATTACCTAAACTCAATTCTAGCCAATCTTTAGCAGAAGTTTCTAACCACGGTTTGAGCTCCGCAAACGCCAAAACAGGTTCTTTCGCTACAACTGTTGTGATTCTCGGTTGCCCAATGATAGCACCGGTTACAGGTACAGCCGCGCCACCCTCAGTTATCGAAAGTTGAATCTGCTGTTTACCTTCAACGACTTGTACTGCTGACACCCAATAGCGACTAGGCTCAATACCGGGAATAATTCCACCAGTCAAACCAACTTCAACTCTATCGCCAACTACGAACACAACGGCTTTATCAACAATATTAGCATTACTTGCAAGCCAATTTCCTTGCGCGCTGCTAATCAAAGAGTTTGCCGTTCCACCAATCCACCACAAGTCACCCAGAATTAAGTTAGCATCAGGTTCGCAGGAAAAGTTTAAACCTGTGAGCAGGTAAGTCATTGCGTTCTCATCCGGCTCAACCACCTGCACTGTCAGCACCGGGCGGTACAAGTTGGACAGCCACCAATCGTTAATGGCAATTGTCAACTCATAAGCTTTGCTTTTTCCTTGTCTGTAAAAATACAGAATTGCTGCGATTTCCTTGAGAATTGCTTCAGTCGGAACCTTACCAATACTTGCAAACTCTTTGGGCGGTGTTTGACCCGAACATTCTAGGTCGAAGTTCCAATGTTTTTTAATCTTTTTCTCTTCGTCTTCCCAATCATCTAAGCCTTCGCCATCTGTTCCAGCGGCTGAATATGCGGGTAAGTATTCAGTTGCCGGAGCGTTGGCAAGTCCAGAGCGACTGAGTTCTATTTTGTCGCCATCTTTCTCAGTCATTAGCGACATCCGCGTTTGATGTTTGACTTGAAACGTGTTGATATTCCGAGTGCTATAACTTACTGTACTAGAACTCTCAACATCTCCCACACGAGTGTAAGTAGGAATAGCTGTAACTTCAGTAATATTCACTGAAACTTTATCCTTCCACAATTTTTCGTCCATCGCTTCAATCTCAGCGGAGAATCTAGCTTGATAAGTTGTTTTAGCTGTAACACGGTGCATCTCATTTGAGCCCCAACGCATCCACTGTTCAGTAGTTTGTCCGCTAGGTGCAAGTGTTCCGATAAACGGCCAATAATTAGTCAGGATTTTAGAAATATATTCTTCAGTTACTGAGGTTGTAGCGGTTTGCACTCCATTAGAATTGTAGGTATAATTTGTCCGAGTTTTGCTGCTTAGGATTTGAGTAGTATTTAACAGCCAGTTATCAGCAGGGAAAGTCTGTCCACCAACGCCCGTAACACTTGAAGGCATTGTAAAGTTTACGTCGGCATAAGCTCCAAAGAAGCCAGCAAAGACTTTGCAGACAGGCTCGTTGATGACTTCTTCTTCATAATCTAGTCTGCCATTATTACTGGGAATCTGGCTGAAATATTGAGTTTTGATACTTCTGTAACTTTCTACAAATGCGCTGCGATTAGTTTTAGCGCCGGGAACTGCTAGCCCGCGCCGCTCTACTTTTGTTGTTGTAACAGTTTTTTGACCAGGCTCTATTTTTTCTACCGTTGTTGTCGTTGATAGCAGCACTTCCGTTGTGGGACTGCCGTTAATATTGATGATTGTCTCAGGCCCAAAATCTTGAGTGATTGAAGTTTTTTCTTTACTGCCGTCAGGGTTGACTGTCTCGGTACTGCCGTCGGGTTTCTCTGTATTTTTCTTGTCAATACTTCCCGATACAACTAATTCTTTAATTGCGTCTAGTCCGCTGTCCAAAGGTGCGTATTCAATTTCATCTTTGCCAATTACAACTACCAGCGCGGTCGGATTGTTTGTAATATTAATCTTAGTAATTCGGATGCCGTCTTTGTCTGCCCAAAGGTAGCTAGGGGGAGAAGCCTTAAAGCACAAATCTCCGGCTTGCTGAATCAGTGAACCGCTAAAGTTGATAGGCCCCCTAATCTGTCCAGTAACACTACCGTAAATCTTAGTTGCTCCAGCCCTACCCAGTAAGAAGGTAACAACTGCCTGAATATCGTAAAACTTTGACTTCTGAAACTCTCGAAATATCTCAGGTAATGTTAAATCGCCTTTTGGTACGACAATGGGCGGAGGCGGAGAACCTGAACTACTGGATGACGTAAACGATACGCCTGGTGAGGAGTATGAGATTACGATTACAGACGTTGACTCTGTGTAGCCGTCTTGCTGTTCCTGCTGCGTAGAAGGCGTTTCTTTAGGAATTTTATTGTCTTCCCTGAAGTCGTCAATTGACCGATTTTTCAGCAGCGACAGCAGGCAGCCAGTTTGAATTGTCAGCTTACAATCGGCAAAGTTGTAGAATGACCGAATCAAGTATTGAGTGCCGCGCGGGTGTAGCTTGTAGGTTCCGTTGCCATTTAATATTTGAATTTCTATTTTTTTCCCCCAGCACCACCAACGATTCAACCTGTCGTTGAGCTTTTGCGGGTTTAGGTGATGGTCGTGGATTTCAACCGTCCCCGTAGCGTAAATGAGGCCGCTGGTGTCCAACTCGTTCTCGTCGCACACGAATCGAGCGAAACCGGGAAACTCCAATCCGGCAACGAGTAATTTGTTAGGTCTAGCGGCTGCATTAACAGTCATTTATATCAAGTGTCACCACAATATCGGTTCATCCTCAACTGGCTTTTCAACTACTACCTCAATTACTGGTTCAGGCTTCGTAAATGGCATTTCTTTCGCAAAAGCCGCCGCATCAGCCATATTTGCCGCCAATAGCTGCTCTCGCTTGGTTCGTTCTCTTGGAAGTTTGGATTGAACCATCTCAAAAGCCTTTTTTCTAGCGGCTCGATTTTCATCGGTTAGCGCATAAGGGTTTGTCGGGTCTGTTGCTACTGACTCTGGCATTTTAACTGTCTCACTTGCGGCAATTTGTGGTATTAAATTCTCGTTACAGTTGGTTGCGTAGGTTGGCAAATTATTCAAGAGTGCTTGCTCCTTTGGGACTCCTAACTCTACTTGTCGTTTTGCACCTTCCAAACAGCGCTCTAGCTGCAATTTTACCGCATTGGCGACCGCTGCAACCACTGGCAATCGGCGTAACTGTCCAGCGGCACTCTTGGCAGCCTCTGTCGCCGTTGTACCTACCTTGCCGATACAGTCCTGCGATATAGCCTCCACAACGACTTGCTCAGGTACACCGCGCAATCTGAATCCGGGGGGAACCATGCGACCGCCTAACTCCTCACCCGCGTTAAACTCATCCCACAGCATTGCTACGCTGGCCTCTGGTGTTCTGGACTTAGATTCGCGCATTACCCAGTTAGCATAGCCTTCAGGAGAGTCGATATCTACCCGCTGGTAGCAGTACGCCAGCAATGCCTCGAAAAACTCCTTTCTTACAACCGGACTCGACGGCGCGGAACATTTATCAACTTGCAAGGTTATCGGTTCTGTTGTTGAGTCTACTTCTTTGGCAACTTGGAAATTGACATTGCTTTGGTTGCTTTGGCTGCTTTCTTCATTCTCTTCATTCTCTAAATTTACTAAAACAGTCGCGCCCGCTCTTTCTGTGAGAGGTTCTTTTTGAATAACTTTCTTTGGAGATGTATCTTGATATGATTTGCAGTCAGTCATCAAATCGATTTGATGAGATTCGACATATCGATTTGACGGATTTTGACAAATGGGTAGTGATGCGGGTTCCAGCAGTTCAGCTAGCTTTTCTGTGTCAATGGTGTAATACTTGCAGGCATCCCATTTTCCGGCTCGAAGCTTCCGACTGATGACTAAACCGAGTTCTTCAAGTTTGGCAAATCCAGACTTGATTTGATAAAAACTCAAGAATGGAAAATTGCCGCGCCAGTCAATAAGCTTGCCGTGTTCTTGCACTCGCTCTTTCTTTTTAGGGTCTGTGCACTTGATAGGGTTGCGAATCCACTTTTGCCCATCTACGACTGTTCCAGCCATTGAAGGACTCTCAACACACCACTGAAGCTTGTTAAACATGGTGGCTTCAATTACGCCGATGATGGTAGCTAAATCTTCGTCAAAGTATCCTAGTCTTGATGATTTCATGGTACTGATCCAACTTGCTTATGTTTGCGGTTGCGGTTGGATACAGCAGGAGACTCTTGTTAAGAATTAATTTGATAGCACTTGACAACGTTCGCCAGGGGTGTGCTACAATTAATAAAGAAGGACAATCGCCAACTTGCTTAAGGTTTTGTTCTGCTGTATCCAAATCCAAATCCAACATTGTTTGATTGAAGCCACCCGCTACCCGCAGGTGGCTTCTTGCTTAAGTATAGCATCAGACTAGCCCAACACGTCAACATCCCTACACCGACGCTACCAATTTCCTCTTTTCCGAATGAGCAATTAACGGAAGAACTCGGTACTTCCAGACCTCGGGCCACGATAAACGTTGAATTGCTTGAAATGTTTGTGCATCCTTACTTTAGATACTCACATTTGTAGTCTGGAGAAATTATCCCGACCGATCTTGATTGAGGCTTTCTAGCGTGTTCTATGGCCGTTTTTCGAGCATCTACTTCGCAACCTTTGAAAACTTCTTTCATGTCTACCCTGACGACCCATACTGGCTCCGCAGGTTTCGGAGATTCGGGTGGTGGGCGTTTCCATTCGGCTATCGGGTGGAGCGGTGGGTGTTTTTTAGGATTGAAGAAACGCTGAATCCATTTTAAAGCTTCTACGCTGGCAACCCCTTTAATTGTTGCTTGATACTTTACTGGTTTTAAAAAGCGCTGCTCAATCGCCACATTCCAGTTGCCGGCTACTGCGAATGTGTGAGATTCGGTTAGGAAGTAAACCCAGCTTTCCATCAACTCTTTGTTATTTCCTCCTATGTACAAAATACCGTCTTGAAAATCGAGATATGGCGGGGCTTCAATTTCGACCTCTGGTAATTGTCGAGATTCTAAGCCCCGCAGATAATCTCGAAATAACATCACATTAAATACTGGGATACCTCCGGTTAGGCTCATAGCTCCTGTTTGTTGATGTGTTAGAAACTCCAGCGCGGAATTGTCAATACCCAGTCGATATTGCTCTGCTTTAATTTCATTAAGCAAAGTTGCGCGCTGGATCTTTTGCTCGTCATTTTCTGTCGGTGGCTCAGCAAAATCGGCGGCAGTGAATTCCCGGAGTCCGGGGTCAGTACCTTCGATTATTCTTGGGACTTGTGTGGTTAAGTCAATATTAATGTCAATCATATCGATTCACCTTGTGTAGGGTTGTGGTGAATACAACGGAAGAAAATCTTGGCAGGAATTAATCTGAAGCACTTGACAGCATCGGTTGGATATGTGCTATGATTGATTCAGATGTGCTGAGTTCACCTGCAATCTATGATTTCTTTTTCGTTGTATTCGTTGATTTGATTGAAGCCACCCGCGTCTAACGGGTGGCTTCTTGTTTAAGTATAGCATCAGACTAGCCCAGCGAGTCAACTAATCAAATTTAATTACGTACAAAAGTAGCGCAAGTTAAATGACTTGCGCTACTTTTTTTTGCCAAACTCTTTTAATTGTTTACGTCTAAACATCTAAGCATCTCGACGGATATACAAGTTAGCGTGTCTTAAGTATGCTTGCATATCTTCTTCATACGTAGTATCAGGGTCGCACCAATCACCAGGGACTCCGGTTATTCTAGATTTTACATCCCAAAACTCTTCCCATATTTTACCAAAACAAAAATCACGGCATTCGTTATATTTTTCTTTGTCGCCATTAAATTCGCACCGGAACGCGGTGTCTTTTGCGGCAGATTTCATCAAATCATTTAACCGTTCTAGCGCAATTTCGAGTGAATCAGTATTTACCCTGTCGTTATCAGCTTGGTCTTCTGCCTTTTTTTGTGGAGAATGTGAAATTAAGTCTTTGAAAAGTTCAGCTTGATTAAGAGTCATTTAATTCTCACTATTAATATTTTTCTTGTTTTATATCTTACCACGCACTACACTCAACCACCATATTCGTCCAACCAATGATACAGCTTTTTCATATCTTTAGGATTGGGTGGAAAGCCTTGGGCTAGTCTGACGTGTACACTCAGGTCAACGTCCGCATGTCTTGCAACTTGACACCAAGAAAATTTCCATGCTTTTCTGAGCGTATCAAGCCGACAATAAAATAGTTCCGAATTTAATTCGTCCATTATTTGATTGCTGGGTAGTTTTAAATCGAGTTCTACGACTATTATTGTAACGGAGTATATACGGTTTTGGATTTCTGATATCCTGCTTCAGCCCGCCTTAATTTAAAAACTAATACCTAATAACCAATAACCAATAATGCGGACTAAGCTAACACCAATACTCCAGATAGCATCAGACTGGCTCAGCGCGTCAACATCCCTACACCGACGCTACCAACACCTTGCAAACACAACCGCTAAGTATTATACATAGCAACGCTTTCAATCTGTCTTAAAAATACTTTCACAAAATGCTTGACAAGTCTTAGTGAGTAGCCTATAGTGATAACAGATAGAAAAAACCACTTGCTATTAAGCAAAAAACAACCAACAAAGAAGAAAATTATGAAATTTGTATTTAGCAAACACCAGGAATTCGCTGTAGCGGAACAAGCACTAAACTTACTAGCATCGGAAAAAGCTGTAGAGCAAGAAGCTCTCATCGAAAGTCTTATCGCAAAAGGGTGGCAAAAAATCAAAGATTATGAGTACATGACTGAAAACTATCAATGGGTCGTTCACCCTAGTATCGCTGCGTTGGATTGGGATGATATGCTTTTCAACCCAGAAAAAGAAGGTATAGATCCATCGCTCTATTATGGTCTGTCTTAGTCACACTTAACGCCGGAACTTACTAATCCTCACCGCTCTACAGGTTCTTATATCCTACTACCAAGTGAAAGTCTTAGTTAGAGTCTTCTAGTTTTTACTACACCGACGCTACCAACACCTTGCGAGCACAACCGCTAAGCACCATACATAGCAACACTTTTAGCACCGTTTGAAAAATACTTTCCCAAAACGCTTGACAAGTCCTAGTGAGTAGCCTATAGTGATAACAGATAGAAAAAACCACTCCAAGCGAGCCTAAAAATGAAAATTGCAAAAACTAAAAAGTACGCCCAAATTAAAAACAAAGATTTTCCAGCACTTCTCTTGTTAATAAAACGAGCAAGAAAAGTAATTCCGGGAGCTTGGGGGAAAGTTGAACGTATTGACGCAGATTGGGGAATAGATGGACTTCTAGATATTCATGTGGCGCTTTTGCAGGATGCTCCAACTAAAGGATTGAGAAATCTTACCCCAGGACGTTACCACATATATTTCACTTGGAGGCCATATGAAGAAGGGCGTTATGGGCCGAGAGGTTGGGATGTAAAAGATTACGAAAAAGGAGAATGGTGGCTACCATTTGAACCATCTGACGTTTATCTCAAGCTTCGTCAACCCCCGTGGGATGTTCCAAATAGTCGGAAGTGGGACGGTACAACATTGTTTACAAAAACAAGCTAAAAACTCACTTTGTAACGCAATATTAAGATGTGGTTACAAAGTGAGTAGGGGGGTGTTATGTCAATTACAGAAGCAAAAAACGCAGGAGAAAATCATGGATTTTGTATTCACCAAACAGCAGAAATTAACCTCAGCCAAACAAGCGCTAGATTTGCTAAATTCGGAAAAAAGCTCCGAGAAAGTAGCATTTGCTAAGAACTTAGTAGCACAAGAAGGGTGGATAGAATTTAAGAAAGAAACTGTCTATGACGACGGAGATACTTATGTGTATTGGTGGCTCGTTCACCCTAGTGTTGCCGAGTTGAAGTGGCAAGATAGTGCCTATCGCCCGGAAGAAAACGGCGTAGACCCGTCGCTCTACTACAATTTGTCCTATCTATTATATCCACTACATCCACTACTCTCGCTGGGCTAATAGCAGGCTTGTTGATTAGGACATCCCACTCATTCACTTTGTAACGAAAATTTAGGAGAACGTCATGGATTTTGTCTTTAGTAAAGAACAAGAATTAGATTCAATCGAGCAAACGTTACATTTATTGAACTCGGAAAAAGGTTCTGAGAAAGTAGCATTCGCCAAGAACTTAGTCGAAAAAGAAGGGTGGATAGAATTTTATGTCGAAAGCACCTACGACTACGAAGATTCTATCGAGGGGCATTGGTGGCTCGTTCACCCTAGTGTCCCTGCGGTGGAGTTGCAGCCTTGTTACTTCGACCCAGAAAAAGCTGGCGTAGACACGTCGCTTTACTACAACCTCTGGCACTAATCTATCGCTCTATTGTAAGCTGTCCTAATACCGCCGAAACACCTTCTTAGGTGTCTGGCAAAGCTTACTACTTTGCCACTGACGAGGCTAGTAAAATTACGGAGTTGGAATATTATGTATCACTTTAAAATTGTCGAAAATACTTTCATCCCGTTAACGGAAGTAGGGCAGGAGGTATTGACCAATCCTCGCCCAATAGTACAACAACTAGACACCGCCTTATTGTGGGCAGAAGTAGATGTTGACTTGAGCTACGAGTTAAGTCAAGGGAATATTTGCGGTGTCGAAAAGCAATATTTAGAGTTTGCCCACGGGCTCTAAGTGCTTCAGCATAGTAGGTTACTCCTGTCAGGAACTCAGGGCTAAAGCCACTGAGCTTGTAAGACGAAAGTTGAAGCAAGCTATTCTGACCAGCCTAAGTCTTAACTGACTACGTTTTTTGAGTCACGACACCCTGGAATCTTGCTAGTCCCCTGCCCTGTCATTTGCAGTTAAACAGTTTTAAAGTCACTGAAACAGTGCTGCAAATCTAAAAAGCTCTTATAACATTGGCGAAGCAAACATTACCCCGCAAGGGAGGCTCCAAAAGAGCAAACATTATGCGTACAGGGTTGTGAGATTTGAGGTAGTAACTGTCCTGCTGAAAGTACATTACAAAAGTACACCAAGTCAAGCAACTCCAATGCGGTAATGGAAAGATTCAAGGCGGTTCAAACCGCCGAGCCGTTTCCCTCTCAGGTCTGAAGATACTGAGTTTCCCACTTACCGAGTTTTTCTATGAGGGTTCGACTCCCTCTTATGCTTTTCCCTAATTCTTTCCCCGGTAGGGCTTTTTAAATTCATGATTCAGGTAAACTTCTCTCATCCTAATCCAGAGTTAAAAGCTTTAGGGTTTGAAGACCATCAACTCCATGTTAGATTGGAAGACCCGGAGCTTTCAGATAAGCTCATTGCCTACTTGTCCCCTCTCGTGGGAAACGGGACTGAGCTTGTGACGATTGTGTCTCCAGGACTAGCTCATCTAGCGGTGCTAGTGCTAACTACTATCCACGGGCTAACGGGGAGCTTCCCGTTAGTTGTTTCAATGGTAAGAGGAGAAGACGGCGGCTTTTCGCCACTACCTGCCGTTAACTTACAAACCTACAGGAATTCTTGCGCCCGAAAGTCCCGAGAAGGGCTTAAAGTTCTCTAATGGACACACGTGCCCGCAGGACATAGAAGCCTTGTTTGAGTTCCCAGGTCGTTAAGTCAAGCTAGTGAAGATTTTGTTTACTTACAAATACCGCAGTCACACGCTTGCGGTATTTCTTGTGATTGTTGACGTGGGAGTTGAACCCACCTAACCCGAATTATGAGTTCGGAGCATATCCGCTCTGCCAGCCAACGAGTCTCATTGTAGCACAGCAATGGTTGTAAGTCGCAGACTGGCGCAGCAAAGTAACTGATTTCCCGGAAATAGGTACACTAACCCGGTAAAGTATGTTAGCATTTAGAAGCACTAGGCAAACACAGCTACCATGACCCGCTATGTCACACCAAGAGAAGCCTGCAAATTCCTCTCAGTCTCGGAAAAAACACTCAGAAACTGGGATGAAGCGGGCAAAATCCAAGCTATCAGAACTCCCACAAACCAGCGTAGATACGACATCGATTCCGTTTTCAGTGACGGAATCGATAGAAGAGTTACAGCACTCTATTGTCGAGTCAGCAGCGCCAAGCAAAAAGAAGGTCTCGAAAGACAAATCAACTACCTCCAAGAACTCTACCCGCAAGGGCAAGTCTTCAGAGACATCGGAGGCGGCCTCAATTTCAAGCGCAAAGGGCTTCTTTCCCTTCTGGGACAAGTCATGTCAAGAGACATCAGCCAAGTTG